AGCCTCAAGCACCCGCAGCAATTCTACTTAACTCTCGCTTTACCGCAAACCGTTTTTACCCGATATGGGAATTCCCATATCGTAATGAATTCAGTTCCCTAGTCGATCCATCAAAAACACAACCAGGCAGTAAACGCCCACAACAACAATAACAGCCAGCGCACCTTCCATTGCCAGTGAAATATCATCCGACATATTCCCTCCTTTGGTGTGAATCCCGGCGAACGTTTTTACCCCCACCGACAAATAACATATACTAAAAAATCAATAGCTATAGCAACGCCTGTAATTGCAAAGGCTTCAGGCCAGATCATTGGCGCACCTCCTGCGGCGGTTCTGGTAGCGGCATCCAGTCGGTTACATTGCGGCTCTGTGTTTCGAAAAATTCATCACCATTACGGACTACATCAAAAAACTCACCGTCTCGATATTGCGCATAAAGAACGAATGCGCCATCACATAAAATAATTACGTGCTGACCATCATCCGGCATTCGCTCACTACAGCTTATCCAACCATCCGGAGTTACCGGATAGTTGGTTGACGTTTCCGAGATTTCCCGAAAATTATTGGTTGACGAACCCTTATTTTCCCGAAAGTTTCCAGCCTGAAGCATGGCGGCGCGGTGACACCAGATAATCCAGCCAAGCGCCATATCCCATACCATGTAATCTCTATCGCCATTTTTTGCTCTGCGGCGATCTACAGATTCTCCGAAACGCTTCTCCATAAATAATTCATAGGCTGCTCGTTCATCCGATACTGCTGCCAGTGATGCCAGCGCAATCCGTGCCAGCTCTTCCGCTTCTTCTGCTGGAAGCACAACGTTGCTACCCGGTCCGTATGTTTCGCGCCAATGCTGGATTGTCAGCAGTCGATCTTTGGTAATAGTGGTCATAGCTATTTCACCTTAATCTCAACATTTCGCAGCTTTAGCTCTACTGGCATGTCTGACTTTCCTGTTAATGCTAATGCGAGATTTTCTGGAGTAATGAGAGCAGTTATTGTTTTCCCCATCGCCAGACGAATAATCATTCGTATTTCGCGATCGTCACATGCTCCTGGTCGAACAATTGATATTTGTCCGTTCATCTCACTCTCCTTTGATGCGAATGCCAGCGACGCGTAATGCGTGTTCTAGGTCAATCAGGTAAAGCCAACTGCCATTTTCTTTAGGTATCATGACATGTCGCTCATCTGCATTTATCGGGTGTCCATATCGAAGGTCGTAGCGAGTCGGTAATTGAACTTCCCGCGCTTCCAGTTCAGCAATACGCTTGCTCCCATCAGAGATAACGCCTTCGTAATACTCACGCTGCTCGTTGAGTTGTGATTTTGCTTCTTCCAGTCCATCCAGCAAATCAGCGATAATATCCGCTTCCCGATGACGGATGTGACGCTTAAACGCAGCAAGAGCCGCATCACAATCCCGTTCAGCATTTGGGCTGTCCGGGGTAGCCTGATACCACGCCAGCGTCGATTGATAGTTTTGTGCTGCCTCACGCAGTGCCTGATAGTCAATCTTGCCCACTGGCTGCCTCCTTTGCCGGGATTTCTAACTTTTGAGTGGTTGTATCAAATTCAAACAACTTAACCACGTCATCAAACAGGACATAATCACCATCAGGATCTTCAGTCATATCAGCGCCACAATCCTGACCGCACGAGTCGCAACCTCCCATATCAAGCTCGTATCGCTTCAGGTTCGCGATATTTGATAAATTCAGCGCCAGTATAGCCAGATCATTAACCTCGTCTGCGATATACCCTGCACCATGTCCATACATTTCAATGCGGGATATGATTTCTTCTACACGTTGTTTTGTGATCGTCATTTTTCTCTTCACTCCGATATACAAGGATTACTACACCCCCTCTGCTGATTGCGCGAGCTGGATCCCCTGGTTCCATGCCGTCAATTCCGAAGGCTTCGAAAAATGCATCCATTGCCTTCTGGCGTTGCTCCTGCTTACGGCGTTTATTCCATTTTTTCATGAACAACAGTGACAGCCATCGTCCGCTGCAGAACATAATGTAGAAATAACCAAGAAGTGCCAGGCCGGCGTTCAGGGCCATATCAATCGTTATCGCCGGGTCAATATTCACTGCCCACCTCCTGAAAAATCACCGCATGGCCCGGTTTCTCCTCCAGTGCCAGCTCAGCCCTTGCACCTGCCGACTGCTGCCAGCCTTTCAGCATGTAAACCGCATCCACGCAACGGAGCATTGCCATGCAAATATCCATGTAGTGTGGCTGAGTCAGCCCGTCCGGAAGTACTGCCGGGTTTAAAACGGTATGCCCTTCCCGTTTCAGCACCTCTTCCGTTTTGTGAAATGCCTCGCGGTTAAAATTTTCATATCCCGTCATCGGACCGGCGATATAAACCCTCACCCTCACTCCTGAACCCTCCTGTCGAAATAAACGTAGTTATTCACTGCGCCCAACTTCATCCCAAACTTTTCGGCAATTTCCCGTCGGGGTACACCACGCTGATGCAGTTGCCGCGCCAGCTCAATATCACGCTGTGAACATTTGGCTGACTGGTGATAATCACCCCGTAACATCATGCTGATACCCAGTTCCCGCGCTTTCGTCCTGACGGCTGACTCACTACGGCCAATCAGATAACCGATGCTTTCGACTCTCATCGTTCCCGCACACTGCCGGAGTATCAGGATTTCAGCCCAGCGCCACTTCTTCCAGCCACTCACCGCTGCTGCTCTCTGGTGGCGGTAATATCCCGGAGAATATCCCTGTGTTTGTTCAGTTCCCGTAGCGCAGCACAGACTCGCTCCCACTTCTGAACATCACTTTTCGCCCGGCGCAGCTCGCGGTTAGCCACATGCAGCGATGGTAGAATCAGGTCATCTGCTTTCGCTTCAGTGAACGATTGCTGCAACTTCACAATGTCCTCCACCGCTTCTGTTTTAATTTCTTCCTGTGCAGCCGTTTCCTGGACTGGTAACGCAACACCAGCTGGCTGAGGAAGGGCTTTACCCTCCGTTTCAGCTACGGATGCTGCTTTCGGCTCTGCCGGTAAATCAACGCCCGGTATGCAGTAACGAAATTTACCATCCTGATTCACGCGAATCAGACACCCTTTGCTGATTGCCATTGCCAGCGATGAATTCGCCCGGCGGGAGGTAATTCCGAACATCAATGCCAGTTCATCCGCCGTTTGTGGGCCATGTTGTTCAATCGCCTCTGTCAGCATTTGCGCCGTCACTTTCGGTACCGGTGACACCGGTTCACTTTCACCAGCCTGAGTCAGCCACCATATCGCCCCCTTGTTATCCGCTTCTCCACGGCGTTTCAGTTTCCACAGTTCGTTGACAGCCTCTTCACGACTAATTCCAAGGCGAGCTGCCACCACATGTGAAGAGGCTCTTTTCAGTGCTTTCAGTGCGTCAGATACGGTTTCCATTAAAATTTCCTCCGACAAAATCGTTTCTCAGATTCAAACAAAACCAGCCGCCTTCCGGCGCTCGTATTCCTGTTTCAGTAATTCAATTGGCGTTGGCCCTTGCGGGCACTTCGGCGATGCGAGTTGTCTCCGGATCGGGGGAATACTCATCCCGTTACCAACTTGCTTTGCCCATTTCGTCAGTTGCCGTTCTGCAAGTCGTTTTAACTCACCTTCCGTCATCTGCCGCTCAATCCCTCTGTCACGCATCTCGAGGCAAATGTGGTACAGCACCGGCTGTGGCCACGGGTATTTATCACTCCCGTCGTACCGCCAGGATTCATTCCTCCAGCGACGGTACTCCTCCATCACGGCATCCACCGTCAGGCCAAATGGATTTGCCCCGCTCTCCGAAATCAACGCCACAAACTCAGCCAGGTCCGGAGGCCACGTTTCACCCGCCCGGCAGCGGTCCATGCACTGACGGCAGACCTGCCGGATTTGCTGTTCAGTCATCGCGCCAATCTGAGCAATCCAGAGCTTCGACGGCGCAGCCCCGTTCTTCTGGGTCCAGCGGTTCGAATACACCTCCCCCATAAGTTCCCACAGCTTCCAGGCCGTTTCCGTTGCTGATAAATCCGTTTTCACGTTCCCACTGTTCACGTGCTGCCCGAATTTCCTGAACTGCCCGTGATGCGGTGCCACCTGGTGCTGCATGGCTTACCCCCTTGCTGACTGGTTTTACCTGTGCCCTGACGTGCTGCACGTGACGGGCAAATTTCTGCTCCCACTGAACCTGCGTGAAAACCTTCCCCTCCGCCATCCAGTAATCCCGGAATGCGGCAAGCTCAGCAGGTGTAAACTCAGGCTCAGGCAGAGCCATACCCCACAATGCAGCCCGCTGTCGAAAATCCGGCGACGGCTGCCAGACACCAGTCATCGGAAATTTCCCGATCGGTTCGCTCAGGCCATCCGGGTATTCAGGTTCTGCTGTCTGCAACGGCGCGCCATTCGACTCACTGGCTGGAGCACTCTCGCGCATGCGCGCGTTATGTGTGGGGTTTAATTCTTTATCTGTATCTGTATCTGTCGTGACTTGTCGTGACATATGCGTGACGCGTCGTGACTCATCGTGACAATCAGTGTTCTGCTCCCGCAGTCTTTCCCGCTCCCGCTGCGCTCTCTTGCGCTCTGCCGGGGATTTTGCGGTTTGCGAAACATTACCGTTATCCTCCTTCATCACCTGGCGTTTTTCCCATCCGGAAATAAGATCGCCATCCAGAACTCGCCCCTGCATTGCATGCAAAATTGAATCAATCACGTCTTCCGTCACATCAAGCGCACTTGCTAAATCTTCCGTCGTGACATCAATGTGACCACGTAGTGACTCGCCGTGACATTTCGTGACATTTCGTGACGCACTCACC